AATAGACCATTGCAACCGCGTTACTCTTTGCAACTGGTCGCATCCTCCAAGCTGTCTTTGCTCTCGGACTTTCAATCAGTTTCCCACAACCATCCTGCTCAATGCTCTCGTTGAACTTGTTCCCACCACATATGTTTGCGCTCATTGTAATCTCCTTTGCTCTATTGTGCGACCAGTCTCCTCAGCGATGGTAGGTCAGTTCCACCGGACACTCCGATTATCTCGGAGTGTTTCGACTATTTGATTGAGCATCGGTCTTTCCAGACCTCGCTTGGCGTACCTTCGTTCGCTATTCCGTGTCAGCTCAAATTCTTTCAAATTCTCGCTATCCGATTTTACCGTTTCCCCTGTCGGCTGTTCTAGCAGCTGCGGGCCACCCCTCGACCTTCCGAGAGACACACCGCCTCGATTGGTAAAACCCTGACCGTGAAATTCCGCGAATTATTCTTCGCTTCGCTCCGCTCTTTCCTTCTTACTCTCTCGCCTCTCTCGGTACTCTTTCCCTTGGCTGCTTCCGCCGGTACTTCCGGAAAGGCTGCTATTCAGTTATCTAACTATCATAAGTATACGCTATTTCACCCATAAAGTCTAGTATTTTACCCATATTCATTGAAACTCATTTCCCGTGCATATAGGGGTGCCACGCCATCTACCCCCTATATATAGGGGTTTGCCACGATATCGCTGAAATTCATTTCCAAAATCTCCTCCGAATTGCTCAACCCAATCGACGCGGAGTCCATTTTCCTTGTGTTACCTTTTGACTCCGCTCACTACACTTACTACACTCACTATGCTGACTTATCCCAGTGAGTATAGTTAGTATAGTTAGTATAGTGAGTATAGTAAGTGACCCCAAATAGTATAACGAGATTATACCGCAGGGGTAGACTTTCCGAGGGCTGGGGGAGTATAATCAAGTCATGGACATAACCGCAGCCGCGTTCCTCTCGATGTTGAACAACCGGTTGGTCGAGGTGATATTGAAACCCCTCTTGAGTTTGGCTAGGCCGAGGCTATCCAAAGACCTCCTATTATACATGAGCATAATCACAGGCATTGGGATGGCCTTCTATTCAAACACAAACCTCTTGGAGCAGTACTTCGACCCGCCAATTGTCGGTATCATCGTCACCGGCATTATTATAGGAGGAGGAAGCAACCTGATACATGATTTATTTGGCTGATATTATCCGAAACAATCCCGCGTTATCTGGGAGTATGTCCTGCCCTTGGAAGTTATCACGGGCTATGCGGGCGGAGATATCCGCTGAGCTAGAGCAATCACGGGAGATGCAAGGGGAGAATACTAGCAGAACATGCACGCAAATATTCTCGAAAGCAAAGCAAACATACAACAAACCTCGCTATAAGTAAGCAGAATGGTATAGATAATAGTTATTATCCAAAGCATAGCGTATGAATAAGCGGATATAGGAGGCAAATCTGAGTATGGCAAATCCAAATTGGGTCAAGGGTGTGAGTGGCAATCCGAAGGGTAGGCCGCCGAAGGGTAGGGCACTAACCGAGATATTGAAGGCTACCCTAGACAAAAAGGTACGTGCGCCCAACGCCCAAAGAGCGCGTATCAGGGCAAAAACACAACTGGCAGAAATGGCTGTCGAGGGTCTGATTACTGGGGCTGTAACTTTCTCTTCCGGCAAGACCCTGAAGCTGACTTCTCAGGATTGGAAGGACATGCTGAAGTGGATGTACACGCATGTCGATGGAGGAGCGGTAGTGAGGCAAGAGGTCACTGGGCCGGCAGAAGGGATAGCGTTCGATTATGGCGATGCGATTGCCAAAGTTGCGATACAACCAAGCGAGGATAGCGAGATGTCCAGCCCCAACGGCGGTAGTGGCAGCAGGGAGACGGTGGGGCAAGACGGTGATGGGCGGAGTGGTTTGCCTGACAGGGGCTGACCACGGAGCTGCTTGCGCTTGGGTTGTACCGACTTACAAAAACGCTAGACCGGTCTGGAGGTTCATCCAGCAGATGGCTGCGGGTGCGCCTGGAGTGCGTGTCCGCAAATCGGATAGGAGCGTTGAATTCAGCTCCGGTGGATGGGTCTCAATATACAGCGGAGATAATGACGTGGCTTTGCGCGGAGAGGCGTTTGATATTTTGGTAGTTGACGAGGCCGCGCAAATGCGGGAGGAGACTTGGACAGACGTGCTTATGCCCACTTTGGCGGATAGGAGCGGCAAGGCATTTCTAGTTTCAACCCCCAAGGGGCGGAATTGGTTTTGGCGAGAGTGGACGACGGCTGATGGAGACGCTTCAGTGGCGTATCAATATGAGAGCAAGGACAACCCTATGGAGAGTATTCAGAGGGCTTCAGATGCTGCCAAGGATAGAGTTACCGAGAGGACATACCGCCAAGAGTGGCTTGCTGAATTTGTGGAGGATGGCGGTGGGGTTTTCAGACACGTGAGAGCGGCGGTTGACCCGTCAGTTCAGCAGGTGGGGTCGGACAATGGTGCCAGTTATTCCATCGGATGTGACTGGGGGCGCACCAACGATGCCACGGTGTTTGCTGTGGTAGATTTGGATACAGGCACTTGCGTGGAGATAGACCGAATGCTGCGCACCGATTATCAGACCCAAGTGAGAAGGCTGCGAGCAATGTGGGAGCGGTACGGCAGCTCAGCCCAGATAATTGCGGAGAGCAACGCAATGGGCGGCCCAATTGTTGAGACACTCCAGAATGACGGGTTGCCCGTCACTCCCTTCGCGACTACGGTGGTGACCAAACCGCGCATCATCGATGGGCTTGCACTGGCGTTTGAAAAACGTGACATCACTATATTGGATGAGCCGGTACTCATAGATGAGCTGGAAGCGTTCGAGGGCTACCGGATGACGTCAGGCGCGATGCGGTACAAGGCTCCGGAAGGCACTCACGATGACTGTGTCATCGCACTGGCTCTCGCTTGGTCTGCCAAAGAGGAAGCTGGGCCACTGATACTAGGCAGCGTGATATGAAATTCAAGACACAATTTTTGGAAGGCAACAATAGCAATTTGAAGGCAATAGTTGGCATCCCAGGATGGGCCGCTGATTTCAACGGGACATCTGAAAATAGTGCTGGAGACCCCGTCAGTGCTTTCGCCACCGTACCATTATTGTATCGGGCAGTTACCCTTCGGGCACAGGCCTTGAGCAGCGTTCCGTATGCGGTGTTCAGCGATGGCGGCGAGGCCGAATGGCCGATGAAATCTCATCCCCTATCTCCGTTGCTATACAGTATGGAGTTGGGCCTGATGCTGACCGGCGCAACCTATGTTTTGAAACAATATACGGGTCGTGTGCTAACCGGCCTACAGTGGTTGAATCCCACGACAGTGAAATGGGAGTTCAAGCACGGTAGCAACGTGTTCACTCAACGTGTGGGAAGCGATACCTATGGGCCATGGTCGGACAAAGAAATGATACATATGCGTGAGCCATCTATGGATGCGGATACTGGGCCAGGATTGGCACCCGCTCAAGTGGCCTTGAAGAGTTCCCAATTGCGTTTCAACATGGACGAGTTTGCCAATAACTTTTTTCAACACGGAGCGCAGCCAAGCGTGCTCATCAGTACCAATACCAATCCCGCTGCGAGCGAGGTTCAGAGGGCTGAGTCATTCTTCAAGCGGAGGTTACAAGGCGTGAGCAACGCTTGGAGGATGGTATTGATGCGGGGCGATTATAAAATCAACACCCTGACCCCTGAATTGAAATCAATGGCCATGACCGAGTTACAGCAGCATGTGGTGCTTGATATCGGCGCAGCGTTGGGCATACCGCGCAGCATTTTAGAGAGTGACGCATCCAATTATGCCACAAGCCAAACAGACCTCTCCACATTCTGGGAGATGACGGTGAGGCCGAGGTTGGATTGGTACGAGGATACAATCAACCGGCAGATGCTTGGCGATAGCGTTGGGCAATATAGTGTGAAATTCACGCCTGAGAATTTGGATGTTTTCCAAGTTGACGAGAGTGCCAGAGCAGCCAGCCTTCTCCAGCTGGTACAGGCCGGTGTCCCTCTCCCGCAGGCCATGGCTATGCTAGGCTATGACCCTGTTGAGAACATGCCTGAGCCACCAGCGGAGGCACCGCCGGCGGAGGATGAAGTATCAACCGAAATGAGAGCGTGGCAGACGTTTGCCATCAATCGGCTAGACAGTAAAAATGGGCGACCATTTGAGACCCGCCACATTGACGCGGATACCGCTCAATTGATTGAAGAGGGCTTGAAGCAAGCCAGTACGTCTGGGGAGGTGCGCGCTGTCTTCGGACAGCCTATGTTTCAGTGGCAAGGCTACCCGTGAGATACAATCCCTGCTCAACAAGGGCGATATCCAGAGAGCCAAATTGGAACGTAGTCACGGCAGACGTATTGGGGCTGCGCTCCGAGAAATGCTCAAGAGAAGTTTGCGAAAGCAATCTGATGCAGCGGAGTTGCCGGCAAAGTTGCGGGCAAACAGTGGGCCTCTCCGAGAGGCACTCATGAATATGTATACAGATGCAGCGTTGTTAGGAGTAGAGAATGGGCAGACCCTCGTTGAGCGTTCCATCGGAGTGCCTGAGGCCAAACAGATGGCCCTCGATGTAGACTGGGGGCTGGCAAATGCGGCGGTATTGGATTGGGTTGCTAGGGAGGGCGAAGCCATCTTCAGCGGTCTAATGTTGACAAGTGCAAAAGAGGCTACGGCAGCCGTGTCAGCTTGGGTCACAAGCGGTGCGCCGCTCCGAGAATTACAAAAGACCCTGTCCAGAGGGAGTTTGTTTGGAGGGTCGAGAGGCAGCCTGATAGCGGTCACCGAGGTCACACGCGCATATTCTAGGGGCAACCTAGTTGCGTGGAAAGAGAGCGGTGTTGTATCGGGAAAGGAGTGGCAGACTGCCAGGGATGAACGGGTGTGCCAGATATGTGCTCCTCTCGATGGCAAGATTGTAGAATTGGAAGGGTCATTTCAGACGGCGGAGGGACTTGACAACGTGGGTGACCCTCCTGCTCACCCAGGCTGTCGATGCGATACTGCTCCCATCACGAGGAGGTTTGAAGGATGATGCCTATCAAGGTGCGGGTTATAGGGTTGAAACAATTGGAGCGCAGATTGGGCAAACTCGGTACAGCCAAATCCCTCCTCCCCTCCATGCAAGAGGCCGCACTCCTTCTACAAAGGGATTTGAAACAATATCCGCAGCAAGCGGCGGGTAGCAAATACAAACGTACCGGCACGCTGAAACGCAAATGGGCCGGCAAGGCGGAGTTACGCGGAAACAGGGCACGAGGGATTGTTGGTACAAATCTCTCATACGCTCCATACGTACAGGACAAGGCCGAGCAGTCAAAGATACACAGACGCAGGTGGGCACATCACACCACCGCGTATATTGCTGAAAAGAGAACAGGTGAAATCATTCGCAATGTCCAGGCGGATATTGATGCAATTTGGAGGTCTACAGAATGACCAGAGGCAAACGCGGGACAATTACCAGAACAACAAGAAGGGGCGGTCAACGTGGAAAACGTGGAAAACGAGGCCGATGGGGTAAAAAGTGACGCGCATAGGCTTGTCCTAACGAATGCAAATGGTACAGGGTATAGTCTAGGTCATATATAACAGGAGATGTGATATGCCATACGAGATAAGAGAAACAGAGGGGCAATACTGCGTGGTCAAGTTACCGGAGGAGGTGTTGAAGTGCTATGATGAGCAGGCCGATGCCGGTGCATACCTCGCTGCTCTAGAGCAAGCAGAGGAGGGAGGGGCAAAACGGTATAGCG